TCAACATCATAAAATTCAGAAGCAAGGGGTTTGGTCAGCCCATAGTTTGTGGTTTGATTGGGCATCAGTTAAGCACCTCGTTTCTTAATTGGTCATGGGTATGGGCGGCAAGCTGGGAGTGGGTAAAGCGTCCAAGTTCAGCGTGGGTGTTATAAAGCTGAAGAAGGGTTACAATCAGGTTTTGTGGAACCACTCTGTTCAGCAAGGATTCAACATCGGTGAAATTGTTTTTTGCCGCCAACCCAATTTTCACAATCAGGTGATAGGTTCCTTCTGCCACATCCGCTGAATAGTTCCCCGGCCCACAAAGGGTTTCAAGGATATTCCGAAGTTGCGGAAGGGTGTAAGGAAGTTCTTCATTGATTCTGGTCAAAATACGGAACCGGCGATCTTCAAGGCTGTCAGTCCCCTTGGGCGTGATCTCCAAAATCTTTTCCCATCGGGAAAGGCCCACATTTCCAGCGGTGGAAATGAACTGATTGTTCAAAAGATCATCAGCATTGCCCCACGCCTGATCAAATTCAGGCTGTTCACTCTCCATGATCCCTTCATATTCCTTGAAATCTCGCACCGCATAGGGTAGGTAATCAATCAGTTTTCGTTCCATCAGTCACCACCCCTTATGCCTTAATTTCAATAGCGGTTGGTGCAAGGGAACCCAACACCGGGATATGGTCAAGGGCCAATGTATGATTGGCGGCTTTTTCATTGATCGTGGTGTTGGCAATATCCAAAATACCGGTGATACCCAACAGGCGGCTTTCAATTTGGCTGATACGAACCACAAGGGCTTCATCCTGATCCGCCCAACTTTGGGCCAGTTCCAAGAAGTACCCGTTAATTGCTTCCGTGACATACCCGGAAACATCTTCCCAAGACCACCCCCGTTGATAATACAGGGCAAAGCCCAAATCAACGGTTTCTTCCTGAACACCTTCCACCCTGACCACATGGCCGATGGGGGCAATTCCAACGCCTTCCCCGGCATTCTGAAGGGGGTCAACGGCGGTTTGAACCTGTTCTACCAGTGTAGGGGAAGGAACCGTGAAGGTGCTGTTGATCACCACCAGCTTCACAGTTCCGCCCACAGTGAACATATTGTTCTTGGCGGCGGCATAAACGGTATCAAGCCAAAGTTTCACCGGTTCAGGAACCCCGGAAAGGCCCTCAATCCACGCTTCAGCTTCCTTGGGCGGGATCATGTTGGCCGGTTTCAAATCCCCATTCCAAGCCCGGTAAACCTTCACCCCACCAACGCCGGGAATGGCATTGACCTTTTCAATATAGTCAATCTGGTTTCCGCCGAAGGCTTGGGCATTCAAGCTGTTAAGGTATCTTTGTCTGAAAAGTTCGGTATCTTCTTCATCTTCACCGGGAACCAACACCGAAGTGATTTTACAGGTTTCAAGACCATCCACATATTCAATGGGGATCACCGTTCCGGTGTAGTTATTGCCAGCTTCACCAGCCGTTTCACAGGTCAATTCATAGTTGCCGCTTCCCCGATCCGCCGAAACATAATAGTTCAATTCCCCAATGGAAAAGCGGGTGTTCAGCGGCAAGAACAAAGTGGTGGGTGTAATTGCCATTTGCAAAATGGCGGGGCTTGCCGGTTGCGGGGAAAGGCCCCGTTCCGCCGCTCTCAAAATCAAATAAGGGCGGGTGGCGGTATCGGCAAAGGTTTCATTCAGCACGGTATCAAGGGCAATATAAAGGTTTTGCAATTCCACAGCGGCGGGGGCATCCCCATACCACACCAGCGAACCTTCACGGGTATCAAGGTTGCTGTTAATGGAAAGGGCCTTCTGAAGCATCCGTGCCAAGATGGATTCATAGGTTTGCGCTTCATACATCAGATTTCAACCCCCATTTCTGTGTTGATTTCACCAAAAATGCTGACCACCGTGAAGGTAGTCAGCACTTGTTTTTTGTTCACTGTAAATTCAAAGTTTTCAACGGCGGTGATCCTATCATCCTGAAGCAAGGCTTCCCGGATTCGCCGTTCAATTTCTGGAATACAATATTCCACATCTTTTCCGATCAGGTTATGAAGTTCAACCCCGTAATCCCAAGAATGGATCAACCATTGATACCGTTCTGTATTCAAGATCAGATATACCGCCTGTTCCACCGCTTCAATTTCATCAATGGTTCCGATGATGGTCAAAGTGTTATGGTTCAGGCGGAAGGTTCTGCTGGGAAGGGTTTCAAATTCAAAATCCTGCCGCAAATCATCCCCGGTCTGTGGGATCATAGCCATTCCCCCTTCAGGGCCGGGTTCGCTTTGATACGATCCAGCACCACAAATTTTTTCCCCTTCTGCATCCGGGCCAGAACCACCCAATCCCCAACTACAAGGGCATTATGAACCTTGAATTTCTTTCGGCCCTTGATGGGGTGGTTGTGGTCAATAGGGGTGGCTGAACCACCGCCGGTATAGGTGTCAACTACCGGGTGGCCGTGACTGATAACAACTGTCTGGTGGCTTACCGTCATATCAACTTCAAAATCCGTAACATTCCGGGTAAGCACCAACATTTTTTCAGTGTAAATGGCCTTTTGGTCAACCTGAATTTTCAAGGGGGAAGCTGAAATAACTTCACCAAACAACAGGTTCACAGGTTTTCCAGCTTCCACGGCTTCCACAGCCGCCTTTTTTACTAACTCCACAGTGTTAGGCAATAAATTCACCCCCGATCAGGTCAAGTTCCATCCGGTGTTCATTATCCCGGAAAGTGTGGGTTACACGGTTCACAACCATAAAGTTGTTGGTGATAATATCCCCAAGGTTCAGGGCAACCACAACCGCATTTCCGGCCCTTACCCGAACATCCCCTAAAGCATTTTGAATGGTCAGGTGGCGGGTTTTTTGGTCATACAGCTTCAACAGGGCGTTGGCCTTGGCGGAAACACCGGTTTTGGTTTGAACTTCTTCAAAATATTGAAGAACACCCCATTGGTTCATTTTCTCCCCGTCTTGGGCTATAAACAGTTCCCGCTTACCGGTTTTTTCATTGTTGAAAGCCAACTTGATTTTGTTATAGGTCTGTTCATCAATGCTGGATTCATAGCTGAAGTTTTCCCCGGTTTCTTCATCAATCAGAAGGTTCAGCTTCATGGAATTGATGTTCTTCAGGGACAGCTTGCCCACATCATCATAGAGAACAAAAAGCTGTTTGGTGTTCATCAGGGTTTCATCAAGGGCATTCTGGATCATATCAAACAGCGTTTGGTTTTCCTCCACAATGGTTTCAATGGTGTACCCGGTATCTTCTACCGTCCCAAGGTTTAGGCGGAAGTCACCAGCCAGTCGCTTCAGCAAATCGGAAGCCTTCAGCCCTTCTTCTGTCAGGGTGTCTTTATTCTTCAGATACCGCAACTGATCATAGGCCACAACATCAATGGTTCCGCCCTTGTCCCGCTTTTTCTTGAAAACAAAGCCATAGAACATGGGGGTTCCGTCCACCGTCAGCTTCACCGGATCACCTTCTTGGAAGTTCAATCCGGGGGCTTTGACCACCGTAAATTCCAGCTTTCCGGGGGTGCCTTTTCTCTCCAAGGTCAGTTTTGCCCCTTCTTCAACAACCGGATATTGAATTGTGCTATTGTGTTGAATGAAAAGTTCAACTGCCATTCAGATCACCCCTTTCAGGAAGGCAAGGTAAGAACCTGATTGGGATAGATCAGATTGGGATTTTTGATCTTATCCTTGTTCAGATTATAAATTTCGTTGTATCTGGAACCGTCCCCAAGATATTTCTTGGCGATATTCCAAAGGCAATCCCCACTTTTTACAGTGTAGGTGCTTTTTTTCGGGGCGGAAGGTGCCGGACGGGGGGCCGGTTGTACTGTTGCTTTCGGCTTTTCAGCCGGTGTGGGGGCCGGTTTCAATTTGACGGTTTTTGTGCCGTAAGCCCTATATTGTTTCAGGCTCACTTTCACCTTCACATCAAATCCGGCTCCTGCATCATCAACCAGTTCATAATTTTCCATTCCAACCGTTAGGTTGGTATAGAAGAACATCCCACCCGCTGGGCGTTGCCGGTTCAAAATCCATTGAAACGGCTCTTTGCTGTTTTTCAACCGTTCAAACAGGGAAATGTAATAGCTTGCTGATTGTGCGCCCCCATTGGTAAAGGGGTAGGAAACTTGTGGGAGCAACAGTTCAAAAGAAACATCAGACAAAGCGGCGGCTTTCAGAATGTTGATTTCTTCCCCGTTGATCAGCGTCATGGTTTTGTTCTGGTTATTGATCTTCACCGTTACCTTGGAAGGGGTGATGGGCATAAGCGCACCCGCCAAATACATTTTATACGCCATTACTCATGCACCCCTTCTTCAGAAACATCCAGCTTTTCAGCAAAATCATTGGCCCAAGCATCCATGATTCCATCCAGATCAGCATCCTTGGAAATATGGTTCTCATTGTGCTGTTCAACATGGATTTCAGCAGTAGTGAACCGGTTGATTGCTTCCCGTTCCGCAATATCACGCAGATAGGACAAATCTTCTTCAGTAATGTCAAGGGCATCACTCATAGCGGCGGTATTTCCCGCTGTATCACCGGTATTTCCATAGATACCATCAAGGGTGTTTCCAATATCGAAAGCGCCCATAGAATCCATTGCGGAACCATCAAACAGGCCAGAAACCTTGCTGTCAATTCCTTCACCGAAATTGTACCCAAGATCAAAAGCGGCCCCGTATTCAAACCGATCCAACTTCAGATCATCGGCACTCATTTTCGCCATTACTTCAGTTCCCTTGCCAAAGGTTTCATCAACCCAACCGCCCAAGCTGTCACGCCAGCCTTGCACGGCTCCCGCAAGATTAGAACCAAAGATAGCATCAATGGCCGAAGCCAACGCCTGAAGCACTCCAAGCACCGTATCAGCCAAATCAAAAAACAGGCGGCAAACGGCCCCCACCGGATCATTGAACACATTACCGATGAAGTTTGCAACCGTAGCCACAAGGTTATAAATCAGAACAAATACTTCAGCGGCCACATTCCACAGGGCAATAAAGATATTCCCAATGAAGGCAAGCGCCGCCATAAATGCACCACAGATAATGCCTGTGGCGGAAACGCTGGTTCCGGCAAATTTGTTCACCGCCGCCACAGCCGCATAGAACAGGGCTACAAGGGCGATAATCAGAATGATGATCCACACCAAGGGGCAAGCATATAGGGCCGCATTCAGGCCGTATTGTGCCGCTGTTTCAGCGGCGGTGGCCGCTGTCAATGCTCCGGTTGCGGCCAACTGAATCATTTTTGCCCCGGCCATAGCAATATGAACACCCTTGGAAATCAGCCCCACGGTATTTGCGGCCAGTTGTGCCCCATAATACACGCCAAGGGCAGCGGCTACACCATAGATCACCGGAGAAAGCCAACTCCAATTATCAACCACCCAAGAAGCACCGTTGATCAGCAGATCAAGAACCACCGTAGCCACAGAAGCAATGGCCGCAAGCGCTCCAATTACGCCATTGGACACAGCTTCAAATTTGGAACTGTTGGCAATCTGGTTCAGCTTGTTTAGAATAGGTGCAAAGATGGATAGGGCCTTGTTCTTCATGCCCGTCCAAATCTGTCCCCAAGTTTTGGGCATATTTGAAAATTTGTTTTCAATATCATCAGCCGCTTCAAACATGGCATTCTTTACAATATCTGCGGTAATCTGCCCTTCAGAAGCCATTGTTCTGATCTGACCAATGGGAACATCCAAGTATTTTGCAATGCTCTGGATAATTCCGGGGGCATTCTCAAAAATGCTGTTCAGTTCTTCACCACGGAGAACCCCGGAAGCCATTGCCTGTGTAAGCTGAAGCATTGCGGCGGATTGCTCTTGGGCACCGGCACCACCGATAACAAAAGACTTGTTCACCAATTCGGAAAAAGCAATTACTTCATCCATGTTGGTGAATGCGTCCCTTGCGTTTGTGCCCAACTTGGCAACAGCGGCGGCGGTGTCCATATAATAGGCTCTGGATCGTTGGGCAGAAGCCATAACCTTTGCTTCCAGTTCTTTAATACTGCCCCCATCGTCAAATTTAATTAGGGCATTATTCAACCGGGCGTTGGTTTGGGTCAGTTGGTCAGAAGTCCCAAGGGCTTGTTTCAGGCCAATCATACCGCCTACGGTGGCGGCGATCCCTTTCATTTTCTGCCACAATCCATCGGCGGCGGAAGAACCATCACGGATAGAACGGTTGAAGCGTTGCTGTTGGTCATTGGCATCCCGGATGTTCTGTTCAATGGAATCAAATGCAGTTTCAGCCCTTGCCAATTCTTCACGGGCTTCTTGAATGGCCGAAACATCAACGGCATTGCTGGAAGCCCGTTGCATGGATTCAAAACTGTTCAGAACAATGCCCATAGCTTTCTGCATATTGCGAAGGGGGCTTGTCACACCGTCATACAGCGCAATAGCCGTGCGGATCGTTGCCAATAGGGTTCACCACCTTTCTTGTGGGAATAAATGCCGGGGCCTTAATGGTGGCGGCCCCGGCGCTGTTTTCGTTCAAGTTCCTTCTGCTTTTTCTTTTCCTGCTCCACCCGAATTTCAATAGCCGCAATGATGAAGGCCCTTTCTTTTCGGGGCAAGGCCAGAAATGCAGAAGGGATCAAATGCAGTTCGTGAAGGCAATAGTAAGCAATGTTCGCTTCACCATCACCTTCACGAATTAGTTTTTTGCCTCGTCCACTTCATCCTGAAGGCTGGTATCAAAGCCGCAAACCTCCTGAACCTTCTGCACATAGTCGGCATATTCGCCGGGGGTCAGCATGGTTTTCAGAAGGGCATCAGCGCCCATAACCTTATAGCTGTCCTGAAGTTCCTTGTTATTCAGATCGGGGAACACCGTACAGGCCACAGCCAGCTTCCCAAGGTACATATCATAATCAGTTTCCTTCTGATACTGATTCTTCTTGCCGGGGATGGGAACCCGCTTGGCACAGGATTTCCGAAGGGCTTCATCTTCCGTGCCGGTGATGGTTTTGATCTCCCACAGCATGGGCTTCCCATCGTCACCCATAAACCGCTTGGAAGCGGCAAATTTCACATTTTCAACAGCAAGGGCATTTTCAGCCAGAAACGCAGACAGATTCATAAAACAGTCCTCCTATTTTTGATAAAAAGAAAACCCCGGCCCCAAGAAGGGCCGGGGCGAAGCATGGTTTTACTCCATCCCGGCAAGCATGGTGAAGGTTTCGGGCATCTCGAAATCTTCAAAGGTGAAATCCATATCTTCATCCAAGTATTCTGCATCGGCATCGAACTTGGCAAGCAAGCCGCCATCCATGTTGCAATCCTTCAGGATCACGGTTTGACGGCCCACAGAAGAAGTGGGATCTTCATTGGTCACCTGAATGTCAAAATAAACATCCTCGCCGGTGTCCTTGTAACGCTTCAACAGGTTACGGAAGATGGAAGTATTGAAGTGGAAGGTTGCGGAACCCGTACCCTTCCAGCCAGTGGCTTTGTTGCCCTTACCGGGCTTGCCCAAAATGGGAACTTCCGTCTTATTCTTTTCAAAATGGGCTTCAAGGTTGATAGCCTGCATGAAATTGTAACGGTTGTCCTCAATGGTAACAAAGCATTCAGCCAAAGAACCGGAAATGGCATCTTTGGCATTCATTACAGTATTCGCCATCGTCTTTTACACCCCTTTCTTACTGAACATAGACGGTCATATAAAGCTGGGCCATAGCGTTGACCGGGGTAACATAGTCCGTCACCACAACGGCCTTCTTGGTATCACCCTGAACCACCGTCACATTATCCGGGTTGAAGTTCTCAATGGCACGGATATTCTGAAGTTCCATGTGGTGCTTCACAATATCGTTCCACAGGCTCACACGGCCAGAAGCATCATTGGGAACCTTGCCAATGTACTTCTTGCCGAACAGAACCGCAATATCATTGGCGATCTGATCCAAAACCCGGATGGTCTGGTTGCTGGAAAAGTCACTGGATTTTTCATCCGTGATGGAAATGAAACTGTTAATATCTTCAAGAACAACAACCTTTTCATCCACCTGATGGAACATGAAAGAACCTTCCCTGATACCGTTTTCCAACTCGGTTTGGGTGTAATCGGTATCAACGGAATATTCCCCGTCATAATCCATGTTGGTTGCAGACTTGTTCACAGCGGTTCCAGCCACCGCGCCGGTTGCCCAAGGGATCAGGGCGGGATCATCGGTTTGCCCAACAATGGTGTTCTTCACGCTCACAACGCCTTCATAGTCGGCCAGATTACGGAAGCACACCACCTGAAACTTCTTGCCCACATCATCCCGCATACGCTTACAGAAGGCGGCAAACAGTTCAGCAATGGTGGATTTGTTGGACGGGCAACCCATAGCGTTGAAGTTATAGGCTTCCATCTTATCAAGGTAGGTCTGATAAGCCGCATCTTCCACCGTGCCATTGGTGCCGTTCTTCAACGGAAGGGAAGCGGTCAGAGAAATGCTTGCGCTGGTGATCCAGTCCACATAATCATTGGGCTTCAGATCGGCCATAGCCTTAATACCGGTTTGCAAGTCAACCTGAACCGTGCCAAGGAAAGTGGCGACATCATACAGTTTGCTTTCCAGTTCGCTTTTCTCGTTTTCCGTGATCACCGTCCGAAGATCGTTGCCACGGGTTCCGGGGTATTTGGCAGTTGCAAAAGTATTCGCCGCCTTCACGCCGGACGCATTCAGGCGGAAGAAATAAACCGTCTTTGCGTGTTTGAAAATCTCACGCATAGGCTTCAACTTCTCCGCCGTGTAAGCATAACCGAAAATCTTTTGACTGTTCTTCAGGAAGTCGGCCAGCTCCACGGTTACAACTTGATTTTCAGGCCCCCAATCCATATCAAGGGGGATTGTGGCAATACCACGATCAGACAAAGTGGCGCTTGCCTTTGCCACAGAAACAAAGTTAATGTAAGCGCCGGGAAGAATTTTGTTCTGCGTCAGAAAAGTTCCGCCGCCAAGGGCCATATTATTTCACCTTACCTTTCATAAAGTTATCAATCAGGTTTTGAACCTGATCATGGGTGTATTCCTGTCCATCCTTCAGCAGAATAGACAGTAGATCACGCCGGTTAGCGTATCTTTGGAAAGTCAAAATCCTTTCCTTGGGGAAAACCGGGGCATTGGAAACGGACGGGGCCGCTTCTTTTGCTTTGGGCTTTCTCGGTTTCGTGCTGGTAGCCATTATTTACCCCCTCCTACCGTTCCAACATCGGTATCCAAAGTTTCCATATAAGGTTCTTCATAGGGCTGGATCAGCGTAAGATTGAAGTTCACCATAAAGTGAAGAACATCATCCACCACTTCATAATTCATCCCGGTTCCATGCAAAAGATCACCGTTGGGAAGGCTGATCTGTGTCAAACACTCCATCAGCTTTTCCGCAACGGTGAACATTTCCGCATTATTCCCGGGGGCCTTGGGGAAGTACATTACATCAAAAGGGTTTCGCTTCATGGAGCGCCGTCCCAACAATGGGGTAAGTTCCGGTTTCAAAACCTGAATGAAGAAACTGCCATTCACCAAACCCTGTTCAACATCATTTTGGCGGATTTCATATTCATCCCCAAAGGCGGTGTTCAGCGCCATTGAAATTCCTTTGATCACTTCATTCAGCATCAGAACACCTCCTTCAAGAACAAATACAATTTCTGTTGCAACAATGCCGGGGTTTGGGTTTCAAGTTCTTGGGTGGATATGGTCAGCATGAACCGCCCCTTCACCCAACTTGCTTTCAGGCTCTTACCCAATGCCGGGACATATCTTCCCGGTGTTTGCCGGTGGCCGTATTCCACATAGCTTGCATATTCGGTGTTATTTACCACCGTAACAAGATATTGATCCCCGTGTTTCTCAACGGGAAGGATCGTCCAAGCGTCCCGAAGGGTGCCGCCTTTATACCCTGACCAATACTTATCACGAATGGCCCCGGATCGGGTTAAGAAGGTTTTGCTTTTTCCACTTGCCCCCTGAACCTTCACCGTTTTGGGTTCGTCAAATTTGGGAACCACCCCAACAGGGGTTCTTTTCTTCACCTTTGCCAAAAGCCGTGCGGCAATCTCATTGGCCGCTTCCCGGCAAAAGGTGTCGAAATCCACAGAAGAAAGTTGTTCAAGGCGTTCGTTCAACCGTTCAAGTTCCTTGAAATCACATTTACCCCACCGGGCCATTAGGCATATCCTTTGAAGGGTTCCAACATGATTTCTTGATGGTTGGTGAATACTCCCGCTTCACCGCTTTTGGAATAAGTGAATTCCCGTTCAAGGTTATTGAACCGCTTCACCACGATTTTACAGCCAGCGGGAATTTCCACATCAGGGGAAATGAACAGCTTCACAGATTGGGCCACCTTGGAAACATGATCACCGTCTGTTGAAGATAGGGTTTCAAAAGACAGTTTACAGGGCTGATCCTGAAGAAGCGGCATTTCTTTAGAATCAGTAAGTTTGCTGATAGGGTCTTTCACCTTTACCCGGTGATATACCGTACAGCGATCCTTCCAAAGCCGTTCAAGGGCTTTGCGCTGGGCATTTACCATACCAACTTCCTATACCTGTACAGTTCATCAGAACGGCCATTGATCAGGTAATCAATCAACCCATTCAACCGCTGTTCTGGTGTCAGGCTCCCTTCACCGATTGCAAACACAGTATTGGTGTCCCCTTCCTGAATTTGCTTGATTGCCGCATCCAAATCAAACCCTGTTAGTTGTCCAACGGTTTTCTTCATGTTCAGGTATTCACCCACGGCCATATAAACAGCCACGCTTTCCAACCCTTCCGGGATCACAGATTGATTGGTTTTGTTAAGAATCCGCTGTTGAACATTCTGAAGAAGAATATCCAACAGCGGATCAGTAGTGGCCCCCGTTACGCCAAGGGCCGTAAGCATGGAAATCACTTGATCACGCAACGGGGATCACCGCCTTCCTTACGCCGCCGTAATCTCGTAGAAGCCTTCAGTCTTGGGGTTGGTCTTGGGGGTTCCAACTACATAGCCAATGCCGGAAGGCTTGTAATAAACCTTCTTGCTCTGAACAGTTTCATCAGCGGTGGTCTTGGCAGAACCCACGATGATCTTAACCGCCTTGGCTTCATTGGTCATGGCCGCAAGGTAATACTTACGGGAATACACCGTATTCTTACGGATATTGCCCTCACGCTCCTGCTCCACTTCCGTACCCTTCTTGTTGAACAGGGTAACAGCTTCCTTGGTGCCAATAACCACCTTGCCGGGGTCAGCGTTCTTCTTGGTGTAGATGTTGATACCGCCAACGGTGCCAACATAGCCTTGCTTTGCAAAGGCTTCCACATACTTCAAATCTTCCTTCAGGGCCTTCCGCAACTTGGCAACATCAGTGGGGTGGACAAAGCCGAAGATGGACACATTTTCAAGGTTCTCCAAGTTCAACATGGCGGCACCATCCACAAAGGCATCAAAGCCAAGGGCGGTGGTTACAACCGTCATAGTAGCTTCATTGAAAGCGCCGAAAATGTCAGCGTTGACGGTGTTGAACATATCGGTGCCAGCGTGACGGGTGCCGGTGGTGATCACCATAGGATCAGTCATGGCTTCCTCGTCATAGTAGGCGAAACGGTTCTGGGCCATCTGAATACGGTATTCCTTTTCAGTGTAACCGGCTTCAATGGTCTTGGTGTTACCCTGTCCCATCTTCAGCTTTTCGGTTCCATCAGTAGCCTTGTACTTATGCACCTTGCGAAGCATACCGGCAACACCGGTCAGGCTGTTATCAATAGTGCAAAACTGCTGAAGATCAAGGTGGCTCTGGTACTGATCTTCAATTTCATTGGACAGGAAAAAGTTATCATAGACAGTGTTTGCCATTACTCATTACCTCCATAAAGTTCTTTGTATTCGTCAGGATGGTTGACGGAGAAGTTATAGCGATCAACGGGGGTCATGGCCTTCAGCTTTTCCAGCGTCATAGCGCCTTCATCCCCCTTATCACCCTTTTCAGCGGATTTGGCACCCTTGAACTTGGTGCCGGTCTTATCGAACAGAAAAGCCGTGTCCTTGCCTTCCACCAACTTCTTAATTTCATCATCAAGCCCCTTAACAGTTCCATCCTCTGCCAGTTCAGCTTTATCAATGAAACCAGCCAACAACGCCTTAACAGCGGTGTTGTTCTTGGCTTTGGCCCCGGTCAGGGCCAGTTCAACGGCATTGCCGATCTTCAGCGCCTTCAGTTCATTGGCGTGATCTTCATCCTTCTTCTTGTTGTCCGCCTGAAGCTGGGTGATCTGATCCTGAAGGGCTTGGGTGTCACCAGAAGCCTTTTTCAGCGTTTCAAGCTGGGCATCCCGCTCACCAATAGTTTTCTTTGCGGCGCTCAATTCGGTGTTGACCTCATTGAAGCGGGCCTTGGTAACAAAAGAACCGTTCAGCCCTTCCATTACCTTATTGGCCTGTTCTTCAGTAAGGCCCCATTCCATCAGCTTTTCTTTCGTCATGTTCGTTCATCCTTTCTATGATCCTTTTTTTCCGTGGGTCAGGAACCACGATTTTCCACGGTTCTGTTTACCGCCCACCACCGGGAAACGGCGAAAAGGGTATGAAAAAACCACCACCAGCAATGCCGGGGGTGGTTCATTCAACAATTTTGTGGATCAATCCCAATGCTGATCCGGGTTAAAGTTTTCAAGAATAGAATAATAATAGGGGATTTGGTCAGGCGGTTTCCCGTTCTTCAAGGCGGTAAGAACTTCAATTTTTTCATCCAGAAGTTCTTCACTATCCACATCAAAGAAGCGGTCAATAAGAACATCAGAAACTTCAGCCAACAGCGCATAAACCTTCACCAGCTTTTCTTCCCGTGTCATATCAACCACCAGCTTTCTTTAACATATCTTGAATTACTTCTTCCAACGCTTCCACCAACTCCGGTTTATCTTTCCGAAGCATTTCCACCAAATCAGGGCGAACAATCGACAAAGCACCATAGTTGGCAAGTGTTTCTTCCGCCCTCTTTCCAACTTCCCGGTAGTATTTGGAACCGTGACCATATCGCACAAGGCCAGCATCACGGGCCGAACCACCGGAAAGGGCATCATAAATATCTTCAAGGGAACTGATACCGCCGCCCATTGCATTTCTACACCGGTAATCAATCTGTTCACTTGCTTCACGCTTCAGCTTATTGAAGGCTTTTTTATAGTCGGAATAAGACAAAGTTCGTGCATAGTATTGATCTGTCAGTGCAGAAGTGGCAGTTCTCAATTCAGCGTTGATTTCCGCCGAAATGCGATTGCATTCCTTATCAAAGGTTTCAAAAAGGGCATCAATATCATCCGCAATATCGGTGTTAGTTTTCTGGAAAAAAGAACTTAACTTTGCATGGCTGGAACTGAACCAGTCACAATATTTGGCGGGGTCTGCCCGATTGAACAAGTCCATCAGGTGCATTTCTTCATGCAAAGTCGTAACCACTTGGCCGGTAAGGTCATCCCCGGCCAGCTTGGGAATAATCAATTCAACTTCCGCAAGCTGATCATTTCGGGTGTAATAGCGATAATTGACAGCGTAGCCTTTTCCGTGGGAAACCTTCATTGGAATTCCGTTGGCCCTGATATTTTCCATAGTGCCCATTTTGGAATAAAGGGCAACCACATCAGGATCAGCGTTTTCACACCCATTCACATAATCAATCAAGACTTGGGTGTTTTTCCGTTCCTTCTTGTCGGTCAAGTATTCAGGGAACATTTCAGCTTTCAGCGGCTCCAACTCCCGCTTTGCATTCATTATAGCGCCCACGGTGGCAACCGTCAAACCATCCTTCACACCATCCACAAACGCCTTCTTCCATTGGGTGAAGGTCATGTTGGCCGGAACATAGTACACTTTCCCTTCAGCATTCCGGGCGGCTCTTTCGCCTTCCATATCGTTATAATGTGGGCAAGTGGTTCCCCGGCAATTCGGGTGGAAGGGTGGAACTGTCACGCCGGGTTCATATTGGGCCAGCGGGATCACCGTTCCATCAAGGGGTTGGCACAATGGGCAAGTGTGGGAATCCAGTGTTTCAAGGATTTCCACGGATTGAACCCCTAAATCTTGATAAACCTGTTTGGTGGAAATGGCGTTGAAGTAGGTGGTTTCAGTATGCACCAGCCGCCCCGCCTGATAGCGGGAAACCTTGAACCGGTTTTTAATTGCATCCGTGATCTTCTGTGGGCCGTCACCCCTCAAAAGCCCCTGTGTCAATTCTTTATGAACGGTTCCCACCAATTCCCGCTTCTTCAACCAAATCCGATCACTGAAAGTTCTTCCGTCAGTAGTCCAAGGCTTTGAAAGCAAGGTTTCAAGTTTCTTCTGGTTCAGGGCGGTTATATCCCACCCAAGCCCAAGGCCCTTTTGAATGGTGAAAGCCCCGTGGGTATACCCATCCGAAACAATTTGCTTCAGAAGGGAATCCACCCCGTCAAGCTGGTTCCCATACAGAAGTTCAATCTGCTGTTGAATTTGAAGTTGAATAGCTTCCAACCGGGAAACATGGAACTTGGCAGAAGCATTTTCCAGCTTCTTCAACCATTCAGCGGAAAGGTTGTTTTTCTGTCCGGCTTTAATATACTGTTCAACCGTCCAATGAAATTCTTCAAGCTGTCCGGTGGTCAGCAATTTCCGGGCTTCTGTCAGGCTGATCCTGTTGTTGGTAGCAAAGCGCCCATACCACCGTTCAATATCGGCTTGAACCGTTCTTTGGGCATCCATGAACATATATTCAAGGTTCTGAAGGTATTGATCACTTTGTTTGTGGGCGTTTTCTTCCAGAATGGAAAAGCGGCCCCGCCAATACTCCGCATTTCTCATGGGCCGTTCCCCTTTCTGTAAAATGGCTGGGATGGTTGGAATCGAACCAACGGATCAGGGGGTCAAAACCCCTTGCCTTACCTCTTGGCTACACCCCAATATAAAATACCTAACCAGAATTGCACTGGGGCACCAAAGATAAGTACCAGTTATCAACGGTGAGCTGTTTTTATAGGCCACAGCTTATATTTACGAACAGATGGTGCTGAAGGTGGGATTTGAACCCACACGCCTTGCGGCAACGGATTTTGAATCCGCCCTGTCTGCCTGTTCCATCACTTCAGCATGAATGGTGACGCATACGGGAATCGAACCCGTGTTACCGCCGTGAAAGGGCGGTGTCTTGACCGCTTGACCAATGCGCCAGATGGTGCCGGAGAAGGGAATTGCACCCTTGGCCGGGTAAGGAGGTGAAACCCCGGCCCGCCCCATTATTGCCCCGGCATAATAGAAGGGCGGGGATTATTCATCCCCACCCATGCCTTCATTCTGTTGGTTTCCGGCTCCGAAAGCCCCGGAATATTCTTGGGCTTGTTCCATAGCTTCTTCCTTTTCTTTCTTCAACCGGGCCAATTCCAGTTCAACATCATTTGTCCACGGGTGCTGTTCCACAATGGTTTCATCAGACAAGATACCAACCGATTTGGAACAATTATCAATAGCTTCAGATTCGTTGATCAAAATATCCCGGTCAAAGGTAATCTGAATATCTTCACCATCAAAATCACCCTTGCCCCGGTTGCTGAAATCTTGATTGATGAACCAAAGCAACTGTTCAAAAGCCGCTTGAAATTCCGTTTCCATGCCGTTTGCATCCAAATCAATGTCAGAATACATGGATTGAATGTTCATCTGATTGGGGTTCCCGGAAAGACGATCATCCTTGGCATCATAGCCACGGGCATTTTCAATCAGGGCTTTTTTCATCAGTTCCAAAACGCTTTTATAATTTTCAGCGTTAATTTCAATCTGAAGGGTTTCAACCCCACCATCATTCCGAACCTTCACAGCGCCAAAAGTAGAAAGGTTGTGGCGGAACTCCCCCAAATCTTGACCATCATAATTCTTCAGGATCAGAATGGTGTTCCGTGCGTCCTCTTGCATATTGTTTTCAAAGTCGGAAAGCATGGTGTTGATACCGTCCTGAATGGTCTTTACCCGGTTGATCAGGGGAAGTTCCTGCTTATTGTACTTGAACGGGATCAAGGGGATTTCAGTCCAGTTGAATTCTTCAACCGATCCTTCACCGTCAACAACAGCAAAATAGTTCTCATGCTCCCCGGCATCGGTATCAGGGATCAGCATATCATTTTGATAGATATACCGCCACAGACCATCAGGCTTGAAGATTTCGACTTTCTCCACCTTTTCCTTTTGATAGCCATTCCACACTTCTTGGGAGTAAAGACGAATCGCACAATCAAGGATCGTGTGATCATCATCCGCCCAAAATGGAAGAATATCATAAGCGGGGAAATGTTTGAAGTTCAACCGGCCCTTATCATCATAATAGGGGTACATCCAGCCAATACCACCATTCAGGGCATCTTCACAAACATACTTCAACAGGCGTTGGAAGCGCCGATTGAACACCTTGGAAAGCAAATCCACATAGGCTTTGTTCTCACAGTTCATGGTGAAGGGCTTACCCACAAGGTAGTTGGTTTTCTGATCCACCATCAAAGCATATTGGTTGTTCACAATCCGGTTGTTCGGAAGATTGTTCACCACCTGAAGTTTTCCATCAGCACCAATAATGGTGCGTTGACGGTTCAAAATATCATGCTTGCCAAGGTAATACATATCCCCGGTAAGCTGATCACGGCGGCGGATACTATCTTTCCATTCTTTGATTTCAGCGGCAAAGAACTGAAGTTCAGTCATTCCAGTTCTACCGCCCTGAATGATCAGGCGATTGATCCGGTCTGTTTCAGTATTCAAGAACATCTTCAATCACCCTTTCTATTGCTCAATAAAGACAGAACCCCGAAAACACACGGTTTTCAGGGCCTTTTGTTACTATCGTGTTAATCAAAGCTGAATGCGGGGCCAACCAGAACATCTTCCAACCCATAACGCATGGCATCCATCAGGTGGTTAAAATCATCAATGGGGGTGTTGATCTTGGCCCCAAACTTATCTTCAGCCCAAGTATAGTTTGAAATTTCAGTGATGAAGTTCACACACCGGGGATGAATGATGATGGTATAACCTTGAATGTACTGAATGCCATTGTTCACACTGTCCTTGCCCTTTCGGGCGGCTCCAACATGGTACAGGCCAGCTTCCCGCAATTCGTCAATGCTCTTTGGTTCGGCGCAATCGGCCTTGATCCGTTCCTTGGCGTAGCCCATACCTGTTACCCGGTCACAAATGGCCCGGTTGGTCAGGGCTTTTTCATACAGTTCATCAAACACCCAAATGGTTCTTTCCTCTTGGCTCACCAGCCCACAGAACAGGGCCGTGGGATCATTGGTATAACCGAAGTCAAGGCCAAAGGCAGATTTCACACCGGGCTTTCTGGAAATGGTCTGAACATCAAACAGTTCTTCCCGCCAGTTCTCAAAGATCAGGCCATCCACAATACCCCAACCCCCAAGGCCAGCCACTTTATAGCGCCGGGGGTTGTTTTCCTTCATGTTTTCAAAAACCTTCAGGTCTGAAGTGTCCAGCCATTCATTACATAGGTAATTGGTAGTGGTGGCGAAAATCTGACCATCCGGGGAAGTCCAGCTATCATGGAACCGGTATGTGGGGTTCCCTTGGGCATCCTTGCCGGTGATCTCACCAAAGAACCGCTTCCTGATCCAGTGTTTTTCATTCCACGGGTTGAAGGTCAGGGTGATTTGCTTGAACAGGCCGGTTTCAGGGGGAATGGCACCACGGATGGATTCATCAAGCATATCAAAATCACTTTCATTCATGATTTCGTATGCTTCTTCAATCCAGCACCAACACAGATACCCGATTTCAACCGTAATAGAAGTAACCTTCAGGGGGTCATCAAGGCCCCGGAAGTAAATCTTCTGACCGGTTGGGGTATAGGTCATTTCAAGGGGGCTTTCTTTAATCTCCCAATATGCCTGAACTCCAAGCCGGTTGATTGCCCACTTCAGTTCTGTGAAACAGCTATCCTTCAAGGTTCTGAACACCTTACGAACAACAAGGGTATTGGCTTCAGGATATTCCATCATTCGTGTGATGATATTCAAAGCAGTGGTTTTTGATTTCTTTGAAGCACGGGAACCCTTGCACACCCGGTAACGGCCTTTGAAATTCCAGAAGTTAAAATAACCTTTTCCAACCGTAGATTTTAGGGAAATCGTCTTAATCTGGTTCAAGATCATTCTGAATCACCACCGGCACAGCGCCTTCAAGCCCCACCTTCTCTGTAAACAGACCATAACGCTTACCGACCAGTTCAGCGGCCTTCAGGCGGTCTTTTGCAGAAACATCAATATCCGTGATCGTCTGGAAACCATCACCGGCTAACTTCAAAACCTGTTCCGTATGTTCTCCTCGCATGACAGAAGTAAGATATTTCATCACTTCTTCAGCGTCAGCGATTTTGGCGGAATGGATTTTGTTAAGTTGTTCATCAATATACGCTCGAAGGTCAGGTTTTGAAAGGTTTTCGCTTCCCGTCTGCTTTGCGGTCTTGGGCGAATACCCGGCCTTAATCGCCGCATCGGTGGCATTTCCGCTGATCAGGTATTCATCACAAAACTTCTGCTGTCTTGGTGTCACAGGTATTCACCCCTTTCATAAAAAGTGAAATGCACCCCTATAAGGGGTGCATTTTAACAATACTATTATATCATGTCTGATACTCTCTTTTGCTATCATCTTTCAGAATATCGGGGTTTTTTTCTGCGAAATCAAGCAAAGCGGCCCCATGAATGCGGTAAACTTGTGCGATTGAAAAACTAAGTTCAACAGCAATCTTTTCCCATTTTTCCCCGTTTACATACCGGGCAATCAAAATGTTCTGCTGATCTTTGTCTGAAACATTGCCGATCCGATTAAAGGCTTCCTGTTTCATATCAACAAGTTCATCAATCCGGGCATTTATATCATCTTCAAGGGACATGATTTTTACAATCGTTTCCCCTAAAGTATCTTTTGCGCCGGAAGTTTGAACCTTGTCGGGCTTCAGCTCATAGCTTTGGGAAGTCAGCCCGGATCGAAGGGTATTCACTGTATCTGTCAACCGCTGGATCAGGCGGTCAGTTTTTCGGATTTGGGCAAAATAATCTTTGGCCCGTTGGGAAAGTTCTTTATCAGTCACTATGTATCACACATCCTTTCACACATCTGTTCCGGTAAAAAGCATTGAAAAATCAAGGCTTTTCAAGGCATAGAACAGATAGAACAGATATTTTTGCTATTCTCTCTTAATATTACTTTCTTATATATTTTTTTTATTTTAAGTTTAAGTAATATAGTATCTGTTCCATCTGTTCTACAATCGAGAAACCCCGTCATTTTCAAAGGTTTCCAGCGTCACAGATATATCAAAAACATCTGTTCCGTAT